GCTTGCGGCTCAAACCCGTTTGCCGGCGAAGAGCACATCTGGTCGGGCGTGACGGACGATCCGCGCTACGAGCAGCAGGCGCCGTCCGAGAGCTGCTCGGAGGACACCCTTCCGCCCGAGGTGATCCATGAACCGGTATGGCCGGACTATCCGCGATGCCCGTCGACAGGTTCATTAGGCGTCTGCCTCGGTCAGGATTGCGAGCGCAATGGGATGCACACAGGAGCGTATATCTGCAATCTAGAAGAAACGGATTGCATGGCCGTCTGCGTGGACTACGGAGATCCATGCAAAGGACTGGACACAGGGAAATAAACGTGAGCCGACAGAAACGAAGATTTAAGGTACGTGAGATCTCGGGGTACACGCACCCCATGGTCGGCCGCCTTGTTAGGGGTATGGTTGAAGGAAACGCAGTCGCGGCAGGACATCCCAAGTTCAATACCGCCGTTCGAATCGTCAAAGTCATCGAAAAGTGCTTGACGGAGCTAGCACGAAACGTTAAGGTTCATGAGTCAGCCGCAGATGCGGCCCAAACTTGAAGGTAAATAGAAAAATGGCACAGGCAAAGATCAAGATTCCGACTAAGACGAACCCCGTTAGCTCCGCGCCGGCTCAGGCTGGAAGCGATGCAGCGCCGGAGAGCGGGCCTCAGGCCGCGCCGGCTCCTGAGGCACCGGCTCCTGAGGCACTGAAGCCACTTAGCAAGGAAGAGAAGCGCGCTCTGTTCGACAAGGCGTTCGCTTATGATGAGACGGTCGCTGCGCTGGAAAAGCAGATCGAGCAGGTCAAGGCCGAGAAGAGCATCGCGGTCGAAGCCGTGAAGAACGCATGCGGCAAGGGGCCGTTCCAGTATCGTGGTCGCGAGATTACGATTAGCTCGCGTGAAGGAACCTTCTTCTTCAAGGACTACGGCAAGCGTGACCTTGAAACGGTTGACTGAGCGAAGTTCGCAATGCTGGTGCGGAGGGTCAACGCATCAGCATGAAGCAGACGCCAGGAAGATCGAAGAGAGACTAAGTAAGAGACCTGAAAAAACTAGACCTAAGCTCGAAGTAATAGATGACGAGCCGATAAGAAAACCTCTCTTCGATAACAGCGAATTCGCAGCGTTCGCTAAAGACGATGAGTAAGTAGAAGACTTGGACCCGTAGCTAGCAAGCGGGTACAGGCCCCTCCTAAGATGCGTAGAGAAAACTACGGCAAACCATCTTAGGAGGGGATTTGATTGTAAGTAGAAGCCCGGGCAGCCGTCCGGGCTTTCGCTTTTTTCACTCCCCTCTGTTCAGGGTTTGCCGGCCGCTCGGGGCAAAAGTCATCAATTGTTTCGCGTATGTGGCAAATTTGACTTGACAAAAAAGCTTGCGTTCCTGCTCCAAAGAGATAATGTAGGCAGCGGAGGCAACGAAAATGGTGACGACGAACAGACCAACTAAAGACAAGCTTCAGGACGTAGTTCTTACTTTGGCCCAGCTGGATACCGGAGAAAGAGACCCTAGAAAACTTTACCTAAAAGCCAAAGCCGTCGAGGCCGTTACACAATGGCTGCGATGCGAGCGCGGAGCAGAAATTCAGTATACGAGGCTTGCGCCAACGTGAGGCTTTAGGTACAACGTGAGGCTAGTTGCCTCGCGAATTTCGACGGCCCGTTACCATGGTGGTTGCGGGCCGTCGATTTTGGTGCTACCTTTAGGTCTTCTGGGGACTCGTGCTTGGGTCCTCCTCATGAAGGTGCTCCAAGGGTGCGGGGCCCCCAGGAAACTGGGGGCCTCGTTTTTTTCCGGCCTGCGTGCTAGCCTTTGCGGATGTTCAGCAAAGACACGCTTCACGCTTGGTCTGTAATCCTTTTGGCGTCTGTTGCGGCCGGTGTGGCAGCTGCGGTGCCTGTTTTCCCACAGTACTCGGCTCTGCTAGTACCTCTTGCAGCCGCGCTTGCTACCGCAGCTGGCAAGGTGACGCAGATGGCACGCAACGCACCTCCGCCCGAAGGCAAGGATAGTGGAACGACTCCGCCGGCAGTCGCAGGCATCATCCTTATCTGTTTGGGTTTGGGTGGATGTGCTTCGCTTGGGCATTTTACGAATCCGACGCTAGAAGACATCGCTTCGCAGTACTGTGATAATTACAGACAAGATCATATGGCTGATCTTCAGGACCAAGCCAAGCAGGCGGGCCTGAGCTTGGATGATGTGCTGCACGCTTTTGATATTTCGTGTCTTATCCGAGTTAAGCAAGCAGGTCCGGCGGGTATGGGCGCTGTTCAGCTTAAGGTCATGGGAGAGCTTCAAAAGTGACCGCAACGCATAATGATTTTGCGAAAGCAAATATCATCAACCTGAACGGCAAACAAGTTACATATGATCCTAGGACGAGCCGACACGTCGTTTTCTCAGAGAACGGCAAACTAGTCGCCCGTCCCGTCTTGCAGCTAAGACAAGGCAAGTACGCAGCGTTTGTAGCCGAGCAACTGAGAGACGCTGCGCGTATTGAGAAGCCAGAAGATACGACTTTTGCAAAACTAGATATCGATCCTTCTTACTCTTGGAAACAGGAGCCGGGAGACCTCCTTGAGGATATTAGGGAAGGCATGCGCATCGCGCGTGAGCAGGCGCAGCTATGAGACGCTACGGACGTTTTCCTGACCTTCAGGATATCAGAGATCTCTTCTTCGCTGTGCACCCTGTTGCCGCTGCTCCTGCTCTTCCGAGCGCGAGTATCGAAGACAGCAGAGTCCAAGCGAAGGACCAAGGCAATACGAACGGCTGCGTAGGCTGTTCTGTTGCACAGAATCTTAGACTTGTGATGCTTAAGCTAGGGCTGAATTGTCCTGAGCTAAGTAACATGGCTATTTATCGTGTCGCTCGTAACCTCGACGGCGCGAAGAACGAAGATCTAGGAACCTATCTTAGGAGCGGTGTTCGTGCCGTGCAGAAGGTTGGTGTTCCTCCTGAACAATACTGGCCGCAAGACGAAAGCAAAGTAAATGCGCAAGTTCCTTTCGGAGCCGCTCATGCGGGTTTTGATGCTTCTGGTCTACGGCACTATTATCGTGTCACTTCTGTCGATGAAGTCAAACGTGCTCTCAGCGCTGGTTTTGGTGTTGTTGGTGGTTGGGATATCTACTCCAATTTTGAAGATTGGAATGGACAAGGGCTAACACCAAACACCGGTAAACTTATGGGCGGGCATGCGTTGCCCATCGTAAGCTACGATACGGATGATACGTTCCGTATCTTGAATTCTTGGGGCACAGGTTGGGGTCAGCATGGTTATGCGCATGTGACCTCGGAATTCATCGATAGCGGCTCAGACCTTTGGGCTTTGGACATCACACCATGAACGAGCCGATCCTACAGTTTTTTGTTTATGAACATTTGCCAGAACCCTTGCAGAAAGTGAGCAAGCCTTTTTCTGAGCTTGCACACTCTTTGATGGTCCTGCCGCGTAATCCCGAGCGTACGGTCGCTTTGCGTAAGCTGCTCGAAGCAAAAGACGCAGCTGTACGTTCGATGATTTATAAGGACGTCTGATGGCTCTCTGTGGAGAATCTAACAGACGTATGCGCATAATCAGTTGGGATGATTGTGAAGAGCACGAAGAAATTGATATTCATTTGCTCTATGCTTTTCTGATGAAACTGACGTTAGTTGTCCGTGGTCAATGGGACGTTCTAACGGATGTTCTGAAAGCTGGTTGGTGGTATTGATACATGTTACATTTCTCAAACGGCTAGTGAACGTTCCTTTGCGTTTTATTCAACGGCCTTTTACTGACCGTCCCTGGTTGCTTGCATCTGTTTTTGAAGGCAATATTTGGACAGGTCGTTATGTTTTCACACGGATTAAAATGATATGAAAACCTTTCTTCTCTGTCTTTTGTTAGTCGGTTGTAATGCCTGTCATTCGATCCCGACTTCTACGGATGCGGGCAAGGTGCCTTTGACGCCTCCTCCAGACGCGGCTGACGCGGGCGTGGCGCTCGATGCGTGCGCTCTGGGGTGCCGTCATCTGCGCGCGCTGGGATGCCCGGACGGCGCGCATACGCCGGGCGGGGCGACCTGCGAAACGGTGTGCCGCGCGTCTTTGCCGCCCACTGGTGGCGTTGATCCGAAGTGCCTCAGGACGATAAAGACGTGCGATCAGGAGTCTACATGTACCGTACACTAGGAATCATTTCCTGCATTCTTTGCCTTACTTCTTGTGCAATGATGAGAGAAGGCAATGAAGCGACCACTCCTAAGACCGGACCTGGAACAGAATATCCGTGCGGCGTTTATGGCGTTGTATGCACGGATACCGCAGCACAATTGACGCCAGATCAACGTTGTTGCTGGGTTCATTCGATCTGCAAAATGGACGATGAGGGGCCGTACTGTGAAGCAGACGCTTCTTACGATCCTAGCGATCCAACTATGATGGCCAAGCGACGACGCTTGAGTCGCTTTCGCCATGTTCCTTGATTTCCTCTTAGTCTTAGGTGCAATATGGATCGAAACGAAGATACAAGAGAAGACCTCTCGGTTGAAACAAGGCTCAAAAAGATTGAAGACGGTCTTGCAGAACTTGCACGAAATCACTTAAGTATGAAGCAATTTTGTAAATTGCTCGAACAAGACAACAGCATGGCATTGCATAGTGTGCATGCGTTAGCGGAGATAAGAGAGATAAAATTGAGACTCGGTGCTTACATCGAGCAACGCGGCGAACTTCTTAAGACGTTCGATATATTGAAAGGCTGAATATGTACGGCATCGATGTTTCTCATTACCAAAGCCCCGAAAGTACTCCTTACGCGCAATGCGATTTCGTAATCGTCAAAGCGTCTGAAGGAGGAACAATCGACAGTTCCGCCTATAAGCATGTTGAGAATGTTCGCAAACACAGTAAGATACTAGGTCTTTATCATTTCTATCGTCGTGACCAAGATTTTGCAGCGCAAGCGCGAACATTCTTGAATGCGGCTGAGGCTCTGCGGCTAGGGCCTGGAGACCTTTTTCCTTGTTTGGATCTTGAACAGCATAAGGGGTTGCTTCCAAATAACGGTTGGAATCATCCGGCAGAGGCTATTGCACAAGTATTCGAAGAGAGGTTCGGAGGTTGCATCGTTTATTGCAACATGAGGGACTTCCATCTGCTAGGTTCACCTAAGTGGATTCTTGATCGTCCGCTATGGCATGCACAGTGGCCGTTGCATCAAGACGATTTTAGCGCTCCTAAGGACCCTGTACTTTGGCAACATCGAGTAGGGCCGTTTGAATATGAGGGGTCGTGCGGCCGTTTCAAGCCCGAGAGCTTTGACCAGAGTCACATGCTGCTCGAAGACCCGACAGAGATCACGATTCAGGGCGAAGATGAAGAGCCGGAGAAAGTCAAGAATCTTGTTGCAGCTACAGAAGCGCAGGAAATAAGAGAAAAGCTCGAAGACAAAAAAGCTTGACATCTTCTCGCGGCATGGTAAGCTGCAAACGATGCGTTAGGGAATGTGACTCACTCCGGTGACCCGTAATTCCCTAACGCATTGTTTTTTGGAGCCCTTCATGATTTCAGAAACAACGCTTAGAAAAGCAGACCCGAGCGCCGTTCTTCGATTAGCTCTGTTTTTGGGACTAAAGCCTGCGAAGTATGATGACGTGTGTCTTTGGGCATCTCTAGCTATCTGCCAAAGAGGCCCCGATGCTCCGCAGCGCTAATTTTGCAATCTACGCCGTTCAGTACTTGGACGAGAACCAAGAGGAATGGCAAATCGGAGAGACTGAAGACGGTACACTTCTCGTCTCAATCGATGAAAACGAAGCACGTGAAGTAATGAAGGCAGCGCAAGAAGCCGCGCCAGAAGTTCGTTGGCGTGTGACGAAATACTGCGCTTCTGGATATAGTGAGGAGATGAGCACCTATGGACGAGTTGAGCAAGACTAATTGGAAATGCGACTGGAGTATCTCTGGAGAAGACGCGCATGAGTATTGGAAAGAGTACGGCAATCCGGGAGTCGAGCAGCCGCCTATGCTCGAACCGGAGCTTGCAGAAGAGATTACCATCGCTTTGATGTTTCTTCATTGTGCGTTGACGCAACTCAACGTAGACGAAGGAACTTCTTTTAATATAAGAGAAGCTTTTTACAATTTTGGTAGAGCTGCTGACTTATTGGAGCTTCGATGACCGGCATTCCTCAGCATAGCAAAAAGACCGTTGAATGGTACACGCCGCGAGAAATTGTCGAGAGTTCACGCGCCGTCATGGGCCGTATTGATCTTGACCCGGCTTCGAATCACGTTGCCCAAGAAACGGTGAAGGCAAGCGCGGTCCTACATCAAGCGCACGATGGTCTTCAACACTCTTGGAAGGGCAACGTCTTTTTGAATCCTCCTGGAGGAGATGCTCCTAAAGGAAGCCCTACGAAGTCTAACAGCGTGCTTTGGTGGTCGAAGCTCGTACACGAGTATCGTGTCGGAAACACCGAGCAGGCTATCTTCATTGGTTTTTCGATAGAGATTCTTCAAGCAGCGCAAGCACTGAATTGCGATCAGCCTTTGGATTTTCCGTACTGTATTCCTAGAGAACGTATTCGCTTCATCGACCATAGGACGCTTGCCCCCGCGCGCATGCCCGCGCACGCTAACGTAATCGTGTTCTTGCCTCCGAAGAAAGACATAGAACATGCGAAGCACACTTTCCGTCGAGAGTTCTTCAAATATGGAAGGATCCAAAACGTATGAAGGGCTGCGTAGCAAAGATTAAATATATCCCTCTGATAGAAGGACAGAAGCGTGGCGAACGTTGCACTCGTCAGGTTTATAAAGACAATTTGTGTTGGACGCACTATAAAAGAAAACAGAAAGAAGACGAAGATGCGGATCGTCCGATGTACTAGATGTAAGCTTCCGTTCGCTCCGCACGGACCTTTTCAGGTTTGCGATGTGTGCCTGGGAATTGATAAAGTCTATCCGAAAAAGCGGCACGTTCCGACCAACGAGGAATGGGCGCGCGGCCCTCGTAAAGCTTTTCCCGGTCCTCTTTTGCCTGGCGGAATTGTTCGCTTTGTGCTGGACTTAGGACGATGCGCATACCGTCTCGCGCGGAAATTGATGTCGAAAAGATAAGACGTGGAGGGCTTTACGAATTTGTCAAGCGTGCTTGGCATATCGTAGAACCTATCCCCTATATAGATAATTGGCACATAGAGGAGAAATGCAAGCTCCTCGAAGCAGTGTCTAGGGGAAAATGTAAAGAAGCCATTATTAATGAGCCTCCGGGATCCGGAAAGTCTCTCGTTGTTAGTGTATTGTGGCCTGTTTGGGAATGGGCTTGTATCTCAGCCGAAACTCGTTGGATCTTCGCATCGTTTGATATCGCTCTTACCCGAAGAGACGCAGGCAAAGCTGTTACACTTATTACCTCGGATTGGTTCAAAGAGAGGTATGGTGTTGCGCTGGCCGAGCGTATGGGTGGGCCGCCTCGCGAACGTGTAGCTTTGACTGAGTTCTATACGACTGCTGGCGGTTTTCGTTATTCAACGTCCTGCCCACTTGGCAAGGTGACGGGTCGGCATGCACACAGGCATGTCATTGACGATCCGATTAAGCCCGCCACAGCAGAAGCTGCATCGTTCGCTGTGTCAGATAAAGCCCTTCAAGACATTTCTAATTGGAAACGAAACACACTAAGCACACGAGCATCAGATCCTAAGAACCTATCAACGGTTCTGATTATGCAGCGCGTTCACGAGAACGATCTTACCGGTGAAATGCTGCGCAACAATCCTCAAGCGGCGCATCTCAGATTTCCTGCACGCTTTGAAGCTGACGATCCATCGGTTACTCCATTTGCTCGAGACCGACGAACGCAAGAGGGAGAGCTCATCTGGCCGCAAAGAGTCGACGATGAAACGCTCAGTAAGACTGAACATGATATGGGCGGTAAAGGTTCGATGACTGTTGCCGCGCAGCTTCAGCAGCGACCAACGAGCCGTGGCGGCCAAATCTTCAAAAAAGATTGGTTCCAATATTGGGAAGAATTACCTAAGGGCTTCGGTCGTTTCGTTCAGTCTTGGGATCTGACCTTTAAAGCTGAAGGAACTTCGCGCGTCTGTGGGGACCTTTGGCTTATTTTCGGAACGAAATGTTTTCTTGTCGATTGGATTTGTAAACAGATGAGCTTTACAGAAAGTCTTGCAGAGATAGAAAAGCGTTGCACGACTGATACTGTTTGGCGCAAAGCAGGGACGAAGCTCATTGAAAATAAAGCGAATGGACCTGCTGTTATCTCTGTGCTTCAGAACAAGATAACAGGTATCATCCCTGTTGAGCCTCAAGGTTCTAAAGAAGAGCGAGCAAATGCCGTAACGCCCGTCTATGAAGCAAAAAATGTCTATCATCCGCATCCAAGCATTCGACCAGACATTAAAGGACGTGAGAAGGTTCTCCTAGATTTCCCGCGCGCACGTTGGGATGACGAAGTAGATGCTACGTCTATGTTTTTGCTCTACTTCATACAGAACTCTTCGAACTTGGCGGCTGCGATGGGCGCACTGAAAGCGCCCGGGGTCTTTGGATTGGGCTCGAGATGAAAATTACAGGTCCGTTGTTTAAATGGTTCGGTTCGAAATGGAACGCTTCAAAGCACTATCCAGAACCGGCATATGAAACCCTGATAGAACCTTTTGCTGGAAGTGCCGCATATAGTCTAAGATATGCAGAAAAGAAAGTCCAAATTTTTGATGCAGATCCTAATTTACAGCAACTTTGGTATTGGCTGATCAACGAAGCAACAGAAGAGTCAATAAGACAAATTCCAACAGATTTTCCTGAAGGAACAGATTTAAGAAGGGTAGGTTTGACGTATAATCAAGCGCTTTTGGTAAAGCACTGGCAACGGACTAATAACGTTGGAGATTGCTGGACTACTAGCCCGTGGGGGAACAAGCCTGGACAATGGACGGTAAGCACACGTTCAAGAGTAGCGGAAGAAGTACAAGCGATAAAACATTGGGTATTCGCTCCTATTTATCCGCAAACTGGAACTTGGTTTATTGACCCTCCATATCAATATAATTACCAGTACCGAAAAGGTTTGACAGTTAACTATCAAATTTTGGCTAATGCAATACAAAATATTCCTAGACCTAATCAATTGATAGTATGCGAGGCTATATGTAGTAAAACAGGCAAGGTACCAGATTGGCTACCTTTTCAGTTTTTCCGAGAAACGGTTACTAGCAGAAGGAAGGAGCATCAATCGCACCACTCAAAGGAGCTTGTTTGGTACAAGGGTCCGAGCTAAGCTGAGTCCCAAAGGACTTAGCTTTGACAGCAAAACAAGCTCTTTTGTCGAATGCCGTTAAGGCGCTCTCGTACATCGGCGAGCGTTTCGACGGATGGACGAACCAATTCACCGGCCTCGGTGTGTGGGGCCGTGACAAGACGCTCGGCACACGCTTTCGTGAGGACTGTATCCTCAGCCTTCAAGAGCTAACGAGTCTCTATGTAGGCGACGATATGGCTGCATTGATCGTGGACACAGTTCCCGATACGATGTACCGCAAAGGGTTCGAAGTTGTTACGGACGATAATGACGAACGAGAGCCTTTGAACGAAGCTGTTCGCACGTATAACGTCGCGAAGCTCTTCAAAGAAGGTAAGCGTTGGGGGCGTTGTTATGGTGGAGCTTTGCTTGTCATCGGGGCAGATGACGGAGGCAATGCAGACGAACCGCTCAACGAGGAGCGCATACAGACTATGCGGCCGTCGCGCGTCGTTGATAGACGATGGGCGTGGCCGCTAACGTACTATACGGATTCTGAACATCCTAAGTACGGGATGCCTGAGACGTATCAGATAACGACGTGGAATGGAACGTGGGGCGTCCGTCAAGCGGTCGTTCATGAAAGCCGACTTATCCTGTTTGGAGGAGCTACTACTCCAGAGGATAAGAAGCTTCAAAATAACAGCTGGGACTACAGTATCCTTCAACGGTGCTATGGTCCGTTGCGGCAGTTTGAGAATAACTACAAATCACTAGAACTATTGCTCGCAGATGCAAGTCAGGCTGTTTATGGTGTCAAGAATCTTTGGGACATCATAGCGCAAGGGCAAGAACAAGTTCTTATCGAACGTATGCAAATGATAGATCTCGCACGTTCTGTTGCGCGAGCTATCGTTATGGACAAGGACAACGAAACATTCGAACGCAAGACTACGACGATGGCCGGCGTTCCGGACAGCATCGATCGGTCGATGCAAAGACTCTCTGCTGCTGCGCGTATCCCTGTTTCGATTTTGATGGGACGTTCCGCGGCAGGAATGAACGCAACAGGCGATCTAGATCTGGAGTGGTTCTACAACGATATCGAATCAGCGCGCGACGAAGAAAAGCCAAAGATTAAGCGCTTCGTTGAGTTGATGTGCTTGGCCAAAGATGGGCCAACAAATGGCATTATTCCTAAGAGTCTTGAAATCGAGTTCAAGGCTCTTCGTGAGCTAACCGAAGAACAGAAGTCGAATATCTACAGCAAAAATGCTGCTGCCGATGTCCAATACATAACTGAAGGAGTCCTAACCAAGGATGAAGTAGCACTCTCGCGTTTCGGTCCCCGTGGGTATTCACAGAATATTGTGATTGTGCGTGGACCTCGCGAAGAGATGCTAGATCCTAAGTTGATTGATGAGGAACTCAATGCGGAGCCGGAAGCACAGACGCAGGATCCCAACCAACAGCAAAAGAAGGGAACTCCTGCCAAAGACCCCGGAAGCAACAATAACTGAGTATGAAATTTGGATTTATGGTCTGTTGAAGTCTTGGCATCAACGGTTGCTTGCGGACGTTAGAAAAGCTGCCGTTGAGGATGGTTATCGTAACGACGCGCTACTTGGATATCTACGAACGTTACTCGCTCAATTCTCGTTGAAGGTTCAAGAAATCTTCACAGCAAAGAATTTACAAGCGCCGCTTGCAAGATATGCAGCAGAAGTTACGGAACGAAATCTCAGGACACAGATCGTCGGTATTGATCCTACGTTCGGTCAACCAACATTCGTGGTGTTGCGAGATACTTATATAGAGAATAACGTCAAGCTCATTAAGACGATTCCGGAGCAAGATCTTGCTAGTGTTGAGAAAATTTTTTCGGCTCCTGAGAACGTTGGTCGCTCTGTAGGCGAACTGTCTGACATGCTAGAGGAGAGATTCGATGTCTCCAAATCGAGAGCACAACGCATCGCTAGAGACCAGACGCTTAAGCTTAATGCGGGAATCACAGCAGAGCGTCAAAGACTCGCTGGCATTTCACGATACATCTGGACGACGTCCAAAGACGAGAGAGTCAGGGGAAACCCTCTTGGTAAATGGCCCCTTCCTAAGTCTGGTTTGGGTGGCGACCATTATCGTTTGGATGGTTCGATACAAACCTGGAACGCACCCCCTATCGTTAATACTGCTACTCTACGGCGTGCACACCCTGGTTTTGATTATGAGTGCCGCTGTACTCCGTTTCCAATCCTCGAAGGGATAGACGATGTCTGAAGTAACCAGATACGATTTTTCAAGGCTCGATAACATCGAACGTACGCCGTCCGGAGGGTTGCGTATTCCAGGCAATCTTACACGTATTGGCGTCTTGGAATATAAGTTCCCCGATGGTTCGGTGCGGCGGGAACTTCGTCATCCGGACCATGTTTTTAAGGCGGACAGTCTTAAGACGTTGCGCGACGCTCCGGTTACCGATCTTCATCCGCCCGAGATGGTCAAACCAGAAAACTATAGTAGATATAGCCGTGGACACATATCGGATTATGGACACACAGATACCCATGTGACGGGCACGCTAGCTGTGCAGGATGCAGATCTAATTAAGAAGATTGATGCTAAAGAGCGTCAAGAGATCTCAATGGGATATCGTTGCGATCTAGATCACACGCCGGGCGTCTTTAACGGTGAGAAGTACGATGCTATTCAAACTAATATTCGATACAATCATGTAGCGATTGGTCCGGAAAAATGGGGGCGTGCCGGATCTTCGGTTGCGCTTCGTCTAGACTCGTGTGATGCTTTCAGTGAGCCGCATATTGGCCAAGAATCAAGGAAACCTGACATTATGAAGACCATTCGACTTGACGGGGCTGACTACGAATGCGGCTCCGATGCACATCTCGCAAAGCTCGATTCGATGCACAAGGAAGTTGTGCAATCGATGCAAACTCAGCTCGATAAGGAAAAGGGGCGAGCAGACGGTCTCGCTGCGGAGCTCGCGACGGTCAAGACGAAGCTTGCGACGGCGGAGGATCCCGCTCGCATCGATACTGCGGTCCAAGCGCGCGTGAAGCTCGAAACGAGCGCGCGAAAGGTGCTGGGCCCCGATGCGAAGCTCGATGGTCTCAGCGAGCGCGCGATTATGCTGAACGTACTGAAGCTCGATGAGAAGGCAGTCGAAGGCAAGAGCGACGATTATCTGCGGGGACGCTTCGATACGGCCACGGCCGGCGAGGGCGGCACGCAGCGCCGCGATTCGCGGAGCATCTCTCACGCGCTCGACGTCGCGGGCGGAGGGCATCCGCCGGACGGCGTCCGACGTCAGGACGGGCAGCAACAGGACGGCGATGGCAGCAACGTGACGCGCATCGACGCCGTGGAATCACAGAAGAAGAACCGTAAGGAACTCCATAACGCTGGACGTGCTCCGCTGCCGGGCACCGTTCAGAAGTAATCTTCAAGAACTTAATTTAAGGAAATAAGAAAATGTCTCAAACTACGGTTCTTGCGGATGTTCCGCTGGCTCTTGAAGGTTCGGTCGCATATCCTGGTGCGGGTAATCTAACGATTAGCCGATGGGCTAAGACGGATATGCCTTTTGGGCGTTTCGTGACGTTCAAGACTGCGAGCGGTGCGGAGTCTTGTGACCTTCCGACGGTTACGGGTGATGTGACTTCAGGTCGTGCTCTCGGCATCGCTGTGTTTGATCCTGCGAAGGAGCCGAACAGTGCGCTCGGCTACAAGGCTGGACAGATGGTCCAAATCCTTCGTCGAGGATATATTTGGATGCTCACGGAGACGGATGTCGCCGAAGGTAGCGCGGTGTTCGTTAGATTTGCTACGGTAACAGGTTCGGGAACCGCGCCCGCAATCGGCAAGGTTCGCAAAGATGCGGATACTGCGGATGCGGTAGCTCTCCCTGGTGCCTTTTTCCGTACGACTCTCGCGGCCGCGGGTTTGGCTATCGTTGAGATTAACCTCCCGCAGTAACAGAACTCTTTCTTAGCTTAACTTAAGGATAGAAGAAAAATGTTGATTCGTCAAGCTCTCGTTGAACGTATTCTCGAGCAGTTCAATCAGAACACGAGTGATCGAACGGATGCGGGAGAGACTGCGTTTTTCACTCGTTCGCTCGAGACGATTCTCGCCAAGACGTATGATGTCAAGTATCCGGAGCTTAAGGCTCGTCAGTTCATTCCGCTGAACAGCGAAGTGGATCCGGGCGCTGAGACGTTTACGTATCGGCAGTTTGACATGTTTGGCATCGCGAAGATTATCAGCAACTTTGCTGACGATCTTCCGATGGTCGATGTGCTCGGTAAGGAGTTCAGCGCTCCTATCGTGAGCATCGGCGCAAGCTACCACTATTCGATTCAGGATATCCGCCGTTCGCGTATGTCGGGTATCGATATGGATGGCAAGCGCGGCATGGCTGTTCGACGCGCGGCTGAGACGAAGATTGATCTTCTCGCCGCTCTCGGTGACGCAAACACGGGAGTCAAGGGTTTCCTCAATCAATCTGCTGTGCCCATTGTCAGTTTCGTTACTGGCAACTGGACGCAGGCGACGGCTGCAGAGAACATCCTTACGGACATGAACACGCTTGTTAACTCGATCGTGAACACGACCAAGGAACTCTTTGCGCCGGACACGATGATTTTGGACAATACTTCGTTCCAGATTGCGAACAGCAAGCGCATTGATCCGACGATGGAAAAGAGCGTTCTCAAGTCTTTCCTTGAGAACAATCCTTACATTACTTCGGTCCAGCAGTGGCAGCGATGCAACACTGCGTCGGCGACGAACGGTCGGCGCATCGTTGCGTACAAGCGCGATCCGGAAGTTCTCGAATTGGTCATTCCGCAAGAGTTTGAGCAGTTCCCTCCTCAGGCCAAGAACCTTGGATTTATGATTCCTACGCATGCGCGCGTTGGTGGCGTTTCTGTGCGCTATCCGCTCGCTATTGCGTACATGGATCTGACGTAAAAGGAAAGACAGATGATTGATATTGAGAATACTCAGGCTCGGCTTCTTGTCGGGCCTCCGATCGGGCACGAGAAGCTAGAGCATGGCGAGGTTCGTTTCCTTCCGGGAATGAATCACGTTTTGGATGATGCTTGGGAGCAGACCAAGAATATGGGCAGCGTGCCGAAGTGGATTGAACTCGGCTGGCTCAAAGTTCATGGCGAACAGCCCGGTCCTGTTGAAGTCGAAGAAGGTATCACGGTCGACGATGCCGTTTTTGAGATTTCAAAGATGAGTGCTCAGGATGCTGTCGCCGTCATTGAGCAAGGACATCTGACGGCTGAAATGCTCGATGCTGTAGCAAAGAGAGATAATCGCGAAGCTGTGTCTCTCGCTGCTAAGCTCAAGCTCGACGAGCAGAAGTAATGGCTTTGGATGTAGCGAGCTTTAAGGTCGTTTTCCCCGAATTTACCGATGCCGGGGATGCGATGATTGCTCTCTACATCCAAGATGCTTCTCAACGAGTTAATGTAGCTTTCGGAAGTCTTTTTGATCGAGCACACGCTATTATGACAGCTAAGATGCTCGCTCAAAGCTCTTTCGGTCAACAAGCTCGCTTGTTATCAAAAACTGGACGCAGTACGTATGACGATCAGTGGGATAATTTAGCTTACGCTTTCAACGCTGGCGGGACAGTCCTTTGATTCGAACGAAGTTGACTATTATAGACCGAGATGCAGGTCTTAAAAAGCTACTTCGCGAAACATTGATTCCAGGCAGAACGAACGTAACGGTTGGAGTTCAGGCGGATATCGGAGCGCAACAACACGTTGGTTCTAAGCTTACTGTGCTTGACATCGCAACGATTCATGAATTTGGGCTTGGCAATAATCCTGAACGGTCTTTTATCCGTGCAACGTTCGATGAAAATCAAGAGCAAAATCTAGAGTTGATTTACAGACTCGCTCAATTAGTAGTCGATGGAAAGCTAACAAGAGAACAAGCACTTAATCAGCTCGGCCTTAGATTTCAAGCGCAGGTTATCGATAGAATCAATTCTAACATCCCTCCGCCGCTCGCTCCAGCAACGATTAAGCGCAAGGGTTCAAGTTTGGCGCTAGTTGATACAGGGCAACTTAAGTCTAGCATAACTTATCGGATCGAACAAGAATGACCACATGGGCACAATTTAGAACGGACCTGCTAGCAGCAGTAAAAGCCGTTGTGCCTAATGATCAGGTCGTTTGGAAAAGTCAACCGCGTCCGTTCAAGAAGCCCGGTCGAGCACTCGTTATCTTGAATCAGATAGCTTTTGACTTCGGCCAGTTTGACGAGGAGCGCATCAATCCTGACACGATGCAAGTGGATCGTTTGGGTTGGCGCAAAACTACTGTTTCTGTTCGCGTCGAAAAGCACGAACAGAGCGATTTAGGCGTCGCTCTTAATACCGCCGACTTGCTTGCAACGTACTTGCGGAGCTTCAACAATCAGAGTTCTTTGAACTCGATTAAGAACGCACAAACTCTTGAATACATCGAAGACGATCGCGAAGTCTCTGTTTGCGTTTTCGATATGATTTGGAACGTCTTAATCGATAAACTCGACGCAACCGCACAAGACTATTTCCAGCAAGTCGAAGTTGCTTCGGATGTCAAAGACGAAACGCAAATCATATTGCCAAATCCTCCTAACTTCGACGTCTTCATTCCTGAAACAATTGGTCCTCCAACGCTCGGGGTAGGTAGCGATACACTAGCCGACGGCGGGAATATCCTACTTGATGCTTAATGGGAAACGTTCTTGTTACCGGTACAGATACGCTTGTCTTTGGTCCTGATACGCTTCTCGATGGCCCGGATAGTCCGGGTGGAGGCGGAGGAACTGTAATGCCCTCTCTTGATGGTCTTATCAGTGTAACTATCGACGCTCGTACGAGGAGCGTTACACAAAAAGGCTTCGGTACTCCGTTGCTTTTGGGTTCGCACAATAAATATGCTGATCTGGTACGCCCGTACGATGCAGCAACTTGTTTGAGTGCGATGGCTAATGACGGTTTCGAAACCGACCATCCACTTTATCTGCTCGCTCAAGCGGCGCTCTCACAGAATCCTAGCCCGGTCGCAGTCAAGATCGGTAAGATGAATGTCGCGGTCGCACATACCGTAGAGTTGACGCCGCTTAACACAACGCAGGGAACGGTTTACAAATTTGATGTTTGTGCTAAACCCGGCGGGGTTGTTACGACAATTAATTATACCGTCGGAGCAGCGGAAAGCGTTGCCACGATTTGTACCGCGCTTCAGACACAGCTCGCTGCCGCGACTGCTACGTCTGGCGTGACGAGCACTAATGTCGGACCTGGAACGAAGCTTTCGCTGACTCAGGCA